TTGTTAGTACCTACTGGCACAACTAAAGACTCTCTCCCAGCCTTACGTACGAGTTTTCTATCAACGTACTTATTAGCTTTCTTTTTAGATATAAGGTCTTTATAATAACCCTCCCAGTCTAAAACATCTTGTTCAGGACTGAGAAGGCTATCCAGCACCATATCTCTACGCAGATCATTATTGAGAGGGAATACAATAAAATTGCTACCCCACTCTGTATACGATAAAGTGGTAAAGGAAGGGTTCTCATGAGCTGTTACGTCATAAGCAGTTTCAAAAGCCATACCATTGGCTAGCTCTATAAGAAGTTCCTCGACTGGTTTAAGGTCATTAAGCATATTAGATTTGAATAGTTTATCACCAATTCTTTTCTTTTGCTCTTCGATGTCAAACATCTCTATCTTGTTCTTGCGTTCTTTCATAATTATTTAGTTACTTGTGTAAAAACTTTTATCTATCAACGTTACAAAGCTAGTAGGATATAAAGTAGAAACCGTATATGTTGTAGCTATTGCTGTGCTTGTAGATGTTACATTGCTAGTTCCAGTATTGTAAGATGTTACAAAGCTAGAGCTAGTATCGTAGTTAGTATTATAAGATGTTATAGTACTCTTACTAGTTACTAATGCAGAGGTTGTGTTATAAGAAGTCGTAGTGGACTTAGAAGTTCCATGCTGAGTATTATAACTCGTAGTGGTAGACTTAGAAGTTCCTCGACTAGTTCCTGTTGCATATACTGTATTATAAGATGTTACAGTACTTTTATCAGTGTTATAACTAGTTGTAGTATCGTAAGCTGTTATAGTACTCTTACTAGTACCTTTAAGGTAATTAGTATTATAACTAGTCGTAGTAGCTCTACTCGTAGTAAACGAAGTCGTATAACTTGTAGTTGTTGCCTTACTAGTTCCGAAAGACGTAGTAGTGTTATAAGACGTAGTAGTGCTAAAACTAGTACTAGTAATGTAGTTAGTATTATACGTAGTCGTAGTCGACTTGCTGGTGTTCCTTGAAGTATTCGGCATAATGTTTGTTTTTATTTATTAGAATCCTCCTCCGAAAGCACAAAGACTTTGACTACTCCATGCACTCCCTGACCAATAACCCACTGATCCTCCATCAGAATACCACCCAGAGGCAGCATTACTAGATAACGATGAGTTTGAGTAGATAGTTCCACCAAATGGAATCGGGTTAGAAGTACCTAGGGTGTATACAGTTGTACTACTACCAATACCTTGACATGCAAATGAAGAACTAAACGACTTAGTGAAGCTCCAAGCAGTACCCGAAGCAGCTTGAGTATTCCATGTAGTAGAATACGAAGTTGTAGTTGAGTGGTTTGTAGATACAGAAGTATTCTTAGGCCCACCTGTATTCGTACTTCTACTTGTTCCAGTAGCACGGCTAGTAGTAAATGATGTTGTAGTACTTTTACTTGTACCTCTACTAGTACCAAACGAAGTCGTAGTAGATTTAGAAGTTCCTACAGCACTTGTAGTATTGTAGCTAGTAGTCGTAGACTTACTTGTTCCAGTTAAGTGACTAGTACCAAACGTTGTAGTCGTAGACTTACTCGTTCCATGACTTGTATTAGTATTGTATGAAGTAGTATACGAAGTAGTAGTAGCTTTACTAGTACCGTAAACAGTATTGTAAGCAGTACTAGTAGCCTTAGAAGTTCCAAAGGTGGTATCGGTATTGTAACTGGTAATTGTAGACTTGCTAGTTCCGTGAGACGTACTGAAAGTAGTGCTCGTAGATTTGCTAGTCAACGTGTCGTATGATGTATTAAAGCTTATAGTTGTATTAATAGTCGTAGGGTACAATGTATTTACTGCATACGTTGTATTGACTGTTAAAGCACTTTGCCATCTATACACCTTTGAAAATCCTGGGTTTCTCATTAGCTAAAGTTTCCTATATAGTTAGTTAAAATTGTTGTGCTATTTACAATGTAGTAAGATAGCATCGCTGTGTTACCAGACGTGTTATTCCATACAGCAGTATCTCCATTAGGAGTCTTAAACTCAGTTGGCATAGTTGGAGTAGAAGTAGCAGCACTGTTAGTTATAACAATAACTCCAGACTTCCCTTCGTTCCCACTAATGTTAGACAACGTTAAGCTATAAGATCCAGATACACTTAGATGATGATTAACACCACTATTAAAGTTTACAGCTCCACTTGAAGTAGCTATAGACTCAGTGTGATCAGCAACATCAGATTCAGTAACAGTATAGTCTTTAATATATCCAAGATTAGAAATATCAGTATCAGAAAGTTGCGTGTTAGTATCAGTCTTAATGTAACCGAGTGCAGCAATGTCACTATCTGAAAGCTGTGTATTAGTATCTGTGTAAGTCTTAATATATCCTAAGTTAGAGATATCTGTATCACTAAGCTGTGTATTCGTGTCAGTCTTAATATATCCAAAGGCTGCTATATCTGAATCGCTTAACTGAGTATTCGTGTCAGTATAAGTTTTGATATAACCTAAGTTAGATATGTCTGAGTCTGAAAGCTGAGTGTTAGTATCAGTTTTGATATAACCAAATGCAGCGATGTCTGAGTCACTAAGTTGAGTGTTAGTATCTACGTAAGATGTTATAAAACCTTCAGGGTTTAAAGCTATCCTAGCGTCGATCTCAGCATCAGTTCTCTGTGTATTAGTATCTGTCTTAATGTATCCAAGAGCAGCTATATCAGAGTCTGACAACTGTGTATTCGTATCAGTCTTAATGTAACCTAATGCAGCTATGTCTGAGTCAGATAATTGCGTATTGGTATCTGTTTTAATGTAACCAAATGCAGCAATATCAGAATCGCTTAGTTGTGTATTGGTATCTGTATATGTTTTGATATAACCTAAGTCTGTAATATCTTGATCAGACAACTGAGTGTTTGTGTCAGTGTATGTTTTAATATATCCTAGAGCAGCTATATCACTATCGCTTAACTGAGTGTTTGTATCGGTCTTGATATAACCAAGAGCCGCTATCTCACTATCAGATAATTGCGTGTTAGTGTCGGTTTTGATATATCCCATAGCAGCTATGTCAGCATCTGATAACTGTGTATTAGTATCAGTAGTAACATATCCAGCACCATTACTTATTTGATTGTTATTGGTAGGGATACTTGGTTTTCCAGTTAGATCAGCATAAGCCCCAGAAAAGTGAGATAAGTCACTAATCTGAGATTCTGTTATGCTTAAGGCAGCTTGGTGGGCAGTAACCTGTGCTTCGGTCACTGTCCCACTACCACCACTAACTTCGTAATCAACCCCATTTATAGTCACCGTTGAAAGTGAGTCCAGTCCAGTTCCGCCAGGGTTAGCAGCGACTCCGTATCCTAATTCGTTAAATGAAGGCATAATTAATTGATTTTAGTTAGATTAGTTTACACCCATAAGTGCCCATCCTGTAGTACCGTCTATGTAAATTAGTTCGAAGTTAGCAGTTGCGTCATTCAATACTAAGTCACTAGTAGCACCTTGGATTGGTTGTGCATTACGAGCAATGATTGTATCAGTTCTTCCTGATAAGTTAACGATTTTCACCCAAGCTCCAACAGCTGGAGAAGCAGGCAAAGTGTAAGTAATTGTTTGTGTAGCTCCAGGGATAACACGTACAGCGTTAGCAACTAGAGTTTGGTTAGTGTCAGCAGCAGAAGTTGCAGTAACATCATAAGCGATAGGCGCATGGTCAGCTACACTAATGTTGATTTGATCGTTGTCACTACCATCAGCAGAGATTTCGAACTCATCAGAGAAGTTAAGCTTACCTAGTGATCCACTAGCAGAAGGAACAGAAGTTCCGTCTAATTTAACACCTAAGTCATTGTTGATAGTTCCTCCAGATAAAGAGATACCTACACCACCTACAACGTTTACGTTACCAACTTGTCTCCAGTCACCAGCAGCAGAAGCTCCAGCAGAAGATTGGTTAGTACCAACGTAGATAAGAGTAACAACAGATGGAGTACCATCAGCGTCAACAGTAACGATAGCCATGTCTCCTTTGTTGTACTGGTTAGTAGCAACTGCATAGAAATCGTTAAGTGCAGCAGATTCTGTATCAGAGTTAGAATCGAATGCGAAAGTGTTTCCTAATTCAATAGCTGGAAGCTTTGAAGATGGAATTAGAGATGTGTCATCTCCTTTTGCCCAAGTGGATACTTGTGCAGCTCCTGTTCCGAAATCATTAGGATCTAGTCCAGGAAAAATTGTTTTTAAATTTGGCATAATAAAAATGTTTAGTTTTGACCGATAATATTCCAGCCGAGGGTTAGGTTAATAAATACTAGACTAAAAGAACTTGTCTCGTCATCTAGGATAAGGTTGTCTGAGTAAAGACCATTTAAGATATTACCGTTAAGTTGTATCTCGTTAGTGATCTCACCAGATAGGTTTGATACATGTACTATATCTCCAGGGTTAGGTGCAGAAGGTAAAGGCATCAATAGGCTCTCCATTCCTAATGGAATTACATTGGCAGTACCAATCTCTAGGGAGCTGTCTTCTACACTTAAAATCTTTACATTAACTGAAGTGTCACTTGCTGACGAACTAGCAGCTAAAGCTCCTGAAATTAGTGTATACTCGAATGTAGCATTGTCAAAAGCAAGGATGGTATCTAGTTTATATACTTTATATCCATCTTGAGAAGTCATTACATACTCTTCAATATCTTCTAATCCTAGATCATTTTTAATACCAGTTAACGTATAAGCGTCATCTATTAGTATGTAAATATAATCTCCAGAGTTAGCAGTAATAATAGTTTCTACTCTATTAGGATTCACGCTAGGGAATGAACTAGTCCATAAGCTTAGATCAGTTATCTGAGCAGTGCTCAAACTATCTGTAGTAAACTTACCTATACGTGGTGACTTGATTGCAGTATATTCTGTGCGATTAAATACTGTAGTTGTTACAGCACTATCTAAAGCAGACTCATAAGTAATTACAGCTACCACAGCTACTAGATCATCTCCAGGTGCTACAGTTGCTACATTACCAGATATAGTTCCATCAGAGTCAGATCCTAAGCTATACGTTACACTATTGAAGATCCAGCCATTGCTAGGTTCAAATGTAGTAGGCATAGTAATAGTTCCTCCATCATGAAGCTCAAAAGTCTTACTGATAGGCTCTACGTTAAATCCACTATAAGTCTCAGTCATTGTAGCTATAGGAGCAGTCATAGAACCTATTTGCTCCATTCTTACTTTTAAGATAACGTTACCGATATAGAAATCAGTTCCCATCTCATTAAGCTCACTAATGTCTACAGACTCTACTGTTTGTATGTATATGTTAAACCCTTTACTTTCTAGGTTTAAATACTCATCAAAGTCAACATCTAATATTCTTTGTACTTCTGCTACCATTGCATCTCTAGTCTCTCTAGTGTCAGCATTGATCTCAGAACGGGTTACGGCCTTGATACCTACGTAATAATCATACGAGCTACCTTGGGCAGTTACAGCAGCCTCCTGTATATCGTCAGCGTCTATCTCGACACAGATATAAGGATACGGTGTATTATCTACAGGTTTACTTTGTATAATAGTATTCCATGTAGTTGGAATGTAAGGTACGGCAGCAGTTCTAAACTGTGCTCTTAAGCGTCTTACTATGGCGGTTTTTAGTTGTGCAGTTCCTAACATTATATAATTCTTTCTAGTATTAATTCAGCAGTAAACTTGAATGCAGGCTGTAGGATATCTACAATCTGATACTTGTACTGATCACCCTCACGTTGTATAGTGTGGTCTTCAGTAAGTAACTCAACGTCTCTTGCGTCACATATTATTCTCTTTACTTGTACAGATCTATATCTACCCATATAATCAGTTCTTACACTAGGTAAGTCCTCTACGCTACCCCAAAACTCTATATCGTCTTGTGCATCGTATATAGGTAAACCATCAGCATCATAGGCTTGATCTCCTTGAGCTCTGTTAGATTTAGCAATGAAATACTCTTCTCTAACACCTATGTTCTTTTTATCGAACCCCATGGTAACCGAATACTTTAAAGGGTGATAAGAAGCTTCTCCAGTTAGTAGTTACCTTCTCAGTTCTTGAGTGGTAAAGTTCAGCAACTAATGCTAATACTCCTGGTTTAACTAATGAAGCATCTATACCAGTTGTAGTGTAAGTAATTGACACTTTCTCTGCAATAGTCTGCTCTAGTTTAAAGAGGGGATTATCTAGCCCCTCTACAGTATAGTCGGTATCAACAGTCATGGTCTCACCATCTATAACCACAGTGTCTACTGAGGCGATGGGAGCATAGCGTAAGTTTATAGCTTCACTTATTTCTGCGAAGTACTCACGTCTCTGTTTAGATACGATATCACTGTTAAGATATCTTTCCGCACGTATTCTAGCGTTTGGAATAATGCTGTTAATATAGTCGTCATCTCTGTCGTTAGTTATACGTAGATAGTTCTTTACTTCTACTAATGTAACGGGCTCTGTGACACCTATAGTACTTATAATTTGATTGTCCATAATTCTTTGGTTTTAGTCCTACCAGGGGAGGGTTATAATATAGCCCCCTCCGAAGAGGGAGCATATATCAATAAATATTAAGCGTTCAATGCAGCGATAGCATTAACGAAAGATCCGTTTTGGATAGCATCAGGCTTACCAACAACTAGAGCGAAACGTCCGTAAATCTTAAGAGATACGTTGTTTCTTTCCCAGTCATCACCAGTATAACCCATCTCCATCTTAAGACCTTCACGTGTTACGAATTTTACTTCAGCACGATCAAAGATGTAGAACTCTCCACTTGCAACAGCAGGAACTTCAATTAACTCAGCTCCACCTAAGAAAGAACGTACTTTTCCAGTAGCGTCTACAGTAGATTGTAATTGATAGTGTCCGTCAGTTCCTTTGATACCTTGTAACTTAGCGATAAGTGCAGGGTTAACAAATACAACTTTCTCTCCAGTGAAGTTGATCCCTTTGAAAGATGCAACAGCAGCGTTGATTACGTCGATTTCGTTAGCAGCAGTTCCGTAAGAATCAGCTAGAGATCCGAAGAAAGATTCGAAACCAGCTTGATCACTTGGAGACTTCCAAGACTCGATACCTTTAAGAGCATCTGCTCCTCCAGCACCAGTAAGGATTTGGCTGTTGATAGTGTCAACTAAGTATCCTCTCATGTCTTCTCTGAAGTAGTTCTCAAGAGCAGTAGTATCAGCTAACTCTTCACGTGGCACAGTTAAGATGTGACCCATAGTGATGTAAGGAGTTTGTTGATCAGCAACGCCTAAAGAAGTCTTTCCGAAAGCAGCTCCTTTTAGTTTACCACCAGCATTGTTGGTAGCAGTAGTAGCTGAAGAGAAACGGTAAGAAGTACCAGTTCCAGTCTTAGCAGAAAGGTAACGTGCAGCAGTATCTTGGTGAGGGTTAAACTCGATAGATGCTTGACGGTCTTCTCTAGATGGAGTAGACTGGCTAGCAGCAGCAGATAAAGATACAGTAGAAGTATTCTTTACTTCGAAAGTTGCAGTAGCGTTTTTAGATTCCATAACTTCTTGAGAAGCTGAATCTAACCATGATTTAAATTCGTTTGTTGGCATTGTTTCAGGTGTATTAGTGTTTAAGTTTTTAACCTCGCTTGCAAGGTCATCGATTGATTTTTGTACTAGTTCAAGAGCAGCAGTATCTACTTTCCCTTCAATAGCTTCAGTTAATTGAGCAGACTTAGCTTCTAATTCAGCAGTAAAGTCTACAGATTTTGCTTCGATAGCTGCGTTAGCAGTTTCAACAGCTTTAGCTTCTAAGTTAGAAACTACGTCTTGTGGATTTAAGTTTTCCATAATAAATAATTAATTGTTAGTTAATGCCTCAGATAAGGCGTTTAAAAATTCAAGGTTTGCTTCCGCTTCACTCATCTCCTTTGTCGGCTCAGTGTCGGCTTCCAACGGCTGAGTGGCGGATTTGTAAAGTTCTGCAAGTTT